GGCTTTACGGAACGCCGACTCATAGCTGACGTGGAACACCTTGTCGTGCGTCTCGCCGTCGTGGGGCAGGTATATCTCCGCCTCGCCGGGCTCCATGTTGCGGGCCGGGTCGCGCAGCCAGGCCAGGTGGGCGCCGATGGATTGGCCCTGGGCCTCGTAGTAGTCCAGCAGGCGGATCTCCCGGTCAACAAACTGCGCCGCCCAGAAGACAAACGCGTCCGACTTGGCGCCCGTGCCCCCAATGTCCGCGAACAGTTTAACCGGGAGGTGCGGGTCACGCGGTACTCTGCCGATCCGGCCCTCGGCCTTGGCGGCGGCCAGCTGCTTGGCGAAGTACGCGCCTGTGGCCACGGTGACGTAGCCCCCCTCCCACACATGGTCGTACTGGTCGGGCTCATTGTTGAAGCAGTCGAGCCGCTCCTGTTCCATCTCGGGTGGCAGCCATGGGTTGTCGCGCCAGTTCGACTCGACACACACCGCACCGGTCGGCGGCGTCGGGCCGCGAAACATCAAGTCTACCGGGTCACCACGTCGGCGAGGGTTCCACGAGAACCACAGCTCACTGCCCGGGGCGCGGATCGTCGGGCGCAGCATCTGCAGGCTGGTAGCTGATAGCGCCTGAGCCTCCTCAACCCAGGCAACAGAAAAATCCTCCAAACTTTTTATGCTCTCGGCCGTGTGGTCCTGCATGCCCTGGAAGATAGCCAGGCTGCCGTGCGGCCCGCGGATCTCAGTGTCCAGCACCCGGAACTTCCTGCCCAGGCCCAGCTGCTGAATCTTGTTTGCCATCAGCTTTTTGGCCGACTGCTTCAACGACTTCTGGTTCTCCCGGATGCAGACTACCTCCAGTCCCTCGGTCGCCATCTTGTCGATAGCCAGCTCGGCAAAAAAGTTGGACTTAGCACTCGCCCTACCTCCGAACGCACCCTTGTACCGCGCTGGTGCTAGCAGCGGCGTGAACACACGCGCAGTGGGAATGTCCAGGTGGATTAGCTCACTGGCGGCCACTAGGCTTTAGGATCCACGATGGTGCGGGTGACGCTGCCGATCTCGCCAGAGTGATCGACCCCGTGCTGGTCCCGGTAGGCGCCGACATCGACGTGCTTGCCCAATAGTTCCAGGTTACGCAACTTGTCGGGCCACTTGATTTTCTTGAGCGTGCCCAGTGATATCTCGCCGGCGGTGATCTCCGACACATCGAGCCCGCTGATCATCTGGCGCCATATCTTAGGCCAGTGACTGATCGGCAGCACGTTGCCGTCCGGCCCCAGGATGTCGGCCGCGTCCATCTCGTGAATAGCGACATGCTGCAGGCGGACGTACTCGGCATCGATTTGCGTTTTGGCGTTGAGCTGGGCCGTCAGCTCGGCTATCCGGGCGGACACTTCAACATTTTTCAGCAGACGCTGGCCCTGCGAATACGCCGTCCGCGTGCTGTACTTGGCGCGGATAGCGGCCTGGGTGGCGTTCTTGTCCACCACATACTGCTGGCAGAAGTCTTCACGCTGGAGGTTGTTGAGGGCGGGCATCGCTCAATCGTACCCCACTAGCCCACGCAGCATCAAGGCATTGTAGACCGCCCGCATGCGCCGCTTGATCGACTCCGGCGTCTCGGGATGCCGGTACTCGGCATTGTCCAGGAACTCGGCCGCGGCCTTTTCCCACTGCCCTGATCGTATCAGCATGCAGCACTTGGGCGACCCGCCCAGCGTCCCGCGGTACTCGGCGGCCATCAGTTCGCAGCGCACGTACTCGCTGTACTGCTCAAAGTCCGGGAGGCGCCCGACCACGCGCGCCCAGTGGTCGTCGAACGCTTCGCGGAATGTCTTGTCGATCCACTTCCCCGTCTGTCCCACGCCCCGGGTCCATATTTGTTTGGTGTCCAGGTAGCGTAGGCGACTATACCCTTCGACCATCACCACTCGCTTTTCCTCGGGCCGTAACTGCCGGTCCTCCATCTCTTCTACCGCGGCCACCGCCGCCAGTCCGTGCAGTATCTTCGACATGATTTCGACCTCAGGTGTGGGTCTGGCTAGTCTGGCACGTCTTGGCTAGTCTCGGCAAGTAGACTCGCCAAGCTGCAGACCACGCCACGTATGGCTCCGAGCCATATTCTGGCTAGTCTGGCTAGTCTAAACGCTATACCTCTAATTGGTACTTTTATATAGTACTACTACACACCGTAGTACCACTACTGGCTACCCCTCTTTTTAAGAATATACAATTATACTAGCCAGACTAGCCAGAAAAGGGGCGTAGCCCAGTGGTAGCACGGGCTCCAGCCTGGCGAGTCTCCCCCTAATAGACTAGCCAGACTAGCCAGACTAGCCAGTCCGCATAGCGCCCTCATCACAAATATCGCTCGTATCGCACAAAGTGTTTGACGCCCGCCGTAGTTCGACTACAATTAGTGCTCATAGGGGGATTGGCCCCCGAGGAGCAAGCACCATGACAGTCACACAAAAACAGATATCCGAGATCGACCGGATCAATGACGAGCGTGCGTGGTGATCATAGCGGCCTGGCGCACACGCCGGCACGGGGTCGTCACCTTCGACGGCCCTGGCTACCTGCACGTCACCTTCCCCAACGGCCAGCGCACCTACATTGTCCGTGGCGGCAAGACCACCGGCGGCGGTATGATCAGCTATTGGGGCTCGGACCCGGCCGAGATGCACCGCCTCTGCCACAATTGGCTGCGCGCGTACAACAAACGCTTGTAGCGGGTATATCGTTGTGCTAGCCTCGGTTCCCTGTTAACAAAAACGGGGACGAGACCATGGCACTACCCCCCGCGTATGATATCCAAATCCCTGCTGTACAGCCGACCGAATCCCCCGCCCAGCGCCTGATGAAAGCAGCGGAGCACCGGACGAGCACACGGCGCCGCGTCGCTGACTGCGTTGGCTACCATCGTGACATGGAGGCTGGCCGGGTGAGGATGCCGCTGTCAGGGCTTTTCAGATGAGGAGGGATGAGATTTTTAACAAGTATGTTTTTCATTGCTGTTTTTAGCTTTTTATATTTCATGTCAAAGGCAGCGATTTACCTTGTCGGTATTTAATTAGGAGTGGGGTGATGAGTAACCACGCACTAGCAGGACTAATGCTGTTCAGCGCGGCCACCGCCGCACAGCCCGTCGAGCCACCCCAGGCCGGGTGTGGCGAGATACAGCAACCCGCCATTGTCTACACCCGCCAGCCTCGGTCCGCGCTCCCGATCCGCGACCTGGACGGCAACGTGGTCTACGCCTCGGCGGCGGCGTTCCAGGACTTCTACGATTTCGGCCAGCCCGACACCTTCACAGAGACCGACATCACCCTCGACGACCAGCGCGGCAACACAGCGACACTCTATAACTGCACGCAGACGTCTGCTATCTGCTCAGCGCACGAGATGCGGATCTCCCCGGACGCAACCCGGGGCGTGTTCACCGTCGCGCACGGCAAAGAGCTGCACGGCACCAAAAGCCTGCCGGCCAACAAATACGACCTGCCCAAGATTGAATTTGAAGCCCAGCAATACCAGCTCTGGCTGTTTGATTTTGTTGATAGCACTCTCACGTTGCTAGACAACAACGCCCGCATGGGCGATTGGCTGGACAATAATCACCTTGTATTCGCGTCTGATCGCGCCGACACCTGGCCACCATACGCAGTGGGCGGTAGGGACTATAAAGCCAAGGGGCTGCGTATCTACCGTGTGGAATTACGCGACAAAAAGCTAGGGCCTGCGTTCGATCTGACACCGCATGCGGTGAGCTGCATGTCACCTGCGGTGAACATAGACGGCACCGTGGCAACCAGCTGTTGGAATGGTTTTGGCGACCGGGCGGTATATCCATCGACACCGCTTAACCTCATATGGGTTGAGCAGATTAACAGCAACGGCACAAATCACCGAGTCATCATGGGCGGGCACCGCTCAACGACCATCAAAGCGAGAGCGTATCTGGGGGACGTGTGCGGCCGGGACGACAACAACAACTTAACTGAATGCGGCGATGACGGCACGGCCTGGCGTGTGCTGCG